TCCGATACAATTCGGAATGAAATTGATTTAATTTCTTTTTTTACAGGGATTTCAATTTTAAATTTTGTTGTTTTATACGTTTCTGATGTGCCGTTTATCGTGATTGTTTTATCACCGGTATCGGTTGCTGTGTAATATGACTGTCCGAATGTTTCTGTTGTTGTATCAGTGTATGTAATCAATACGTCTGTTTCACCTTTATTCAAACCGCCACTGTCACAATCGTCCACAGCTATATGACGTGACGCCACATTGAATGTCAATTCTAATGCGGTTTCCGTTTTCGGTTTACGGCGGAAATTATCAACAACAAAATTGTGATACAAATACGTTCCGTTTTCAAACGAACCCGAATATGACAAATACTGTACACCGCTGTCGTCAGTGACTAATTTGTTGTCACTGTTGACGTATTTAGATAAATCATAAAACAGGTTATCCGTTGTCAGTTCAGTATTTATCTCTGATATTTTCGCTTTCAACTCGTTGTCCGCCGCCTGTCGGTCCGAAATTTCAGTACTGATTTTTTCAGTCAGTGAATGTTCTGCGTCCTCTCTGTCCGAAATTTCAGTTGTCAGTTTTGTTGCAATTTCATTGACCGCCTCCAAAAACGAATTTTTATTGTCTGTTTTTAATGCTCTCAAATCTTTGATACCGTCAAATTTCAGTTGACCCGCATACATTTCGGCAACTTCGGCTTTCATATATGTTACTGCTATCTTTGCAACATTTCCCGCCTCTGGTTGCTCTGTAACTTCCAGTCCGAGTTTACCTGTATATTGGTCATAGAGCAAATTAACCCACTTTTCGCCTTCTTCGCCCTTTTCCGCAGAAAAAGAAGCTGAAATCGGCTCTGTTTGTATCGCTGCATTCCCGTCCAAAAAGATTTTAGTCTGCACCGCCAAACTGTTTATCGTTATTGTGCCGTTTCCGTTTCCTTGATTTATGTTTATAATAAAATCAGACTTTTTCAAACTGTGCGTTATTTTATGGACAACATCTGTTTCCTTGCCATATAAATCGGTTTTATCGGCTTTTCCGCCGTTCAGTATATCGTCGGCGTTTGTTCTGTTTGTCTGTTCGGTTAAAATTTGTTCTCGCAATTCACTGTCACCGACCCGCCTGTTTTTCGCCTCTGCGTCAATATTCCCTTGTAACGTATTGTCCGCATTTTCCCTGTCGGTTGCTTCGCCGCTGATATTGCGTTGCAGTTCATTATCCGCCGCCTGTCGTATTGTCACTTCGTTGTTTATGCGACTGCTTAGCGAACTATCCGCACTTTCTCTCGCCTTTTTCTCTGCCGTAATTTGGTCCGACAGTCCTACATCAGCATTGGTGCGTTGCGTTATTTCTGTGTCCAATTTGTCGGACAGTGTGTTGTGGTCGGTTTGAATTGTCGTGAAATTATCACGGACAGTTTTCCACCAATCCTTTAACAGCGTTTTTCCGCTAAAATTAAAATTTAATTTCATTTTATCATTCCTTTCTAATCGTAATCGATTGGGATTTTTCATTAAAAAAACACGCCGTAAGCGTGCTATGGTGGTATTCCTGTGTACATTGTGTCACCTCATTTTAGGTATGAAAAAACGCCGTAAGACGTGCTTAATTTCTGTTTGTTTTATCGGCTAATTTTTAGCTGTTCCATTAACGCATTTTGCAATACTTGTGAAAAATTAATATTTGCTTTTTCCGCCTCATAGTTTAACCAACTCGGAATAGTACAATTTTTTTTGACTGCCCGTAGTTCATTTTTACGACGGTAAATATCAAAATCTATATCTACCAATGTCACAACACCATTTTCAACTGTTAATTCTGATATTGGTGTTGGTGTCGGCAATTCTTTTCCGTCGTCTTGCATATCTATTCCCATTAATCCGATTGCGTCCCTTGCCATTTCCATTGCGTCCGCAAAATCTTCACCTTGTGTATTAATATCAAAATCGGGTATTGATACAACAACGTATTTTTGTCCTTGTGTTAAAATTATTGGGTATGCCTCTCGCATATTTATTCCTCCTTAAAAAATATATATTTATAATCACCTCGACAGGGGACTATTTAAGTCCCCGTCTTTTGATGATTGCTTTAGCTAAATCTTCATCAATTTCTCTGTGTCGTGGTATTGGCTCTGTTTCTTTACCGTTATGGTAAATATCATGATTTGCGCCGTTGCGTTTCAATGTCCAACCGTTCTTTTCCAACAGCTTGATGAAATCTTTTCTTTTCACTTCATCTCCTCCTTACATTTTATATTATACGCCTTTTATACGTATTTGTCAATGTTTTTTACAAAATTTTATTGAATTTTTTTATTATTTGGTATATACTATTTCCAAAAAGGAGGTTAATATTATGAAAAACAAATTTATATTAGGTTTTATAACAGGCGGTATAATCTGTGCGACCGCGACAGGTTTCGCCGTAGAATATGCCGTAACGGCTAACCCGTTCCCTGTTGCCGTAAACGGTACAGAAACGGCGATTGAGGGTTACAACATCAACGATAATACATATTTCAAATTACGTGACGTTGCCGACGCTGTCGGCGTTTTCAATGTTGGTTTCAGTGACAACACTATTACGATTGATACAGATACCACCGCAGAACCAACACCGACACCGACCGTCAAGCCGTCAACCACTTCCAACCTGTCACCATTGCCGGAAGTTGCAATCGAAGTTATTGACGGTGTGCAATATGTCCGTAAATCAAACATTGAAGAAATACTCCAAAATATTGGTTTAGGTCAATACAAGTTTACATCTGTTGTATTTTATGATAGTACCCGTGATGACGGTAAAGCTATTCTTGAAAATGTGCCACATCAATCAGATGATATAACATTAATACCATATGATTACTATATTTCAACCGTTATACCTGTTATAAACAGTTTAAGATAATATAATGACCTGCTTTTACAAGGCAGGTCATTATTTTTTTAATTTTCTAACTCCGATATTTTTGCTTTTAGTTGTCTTATTTCTTCTGTAACCTTTTCTAAATCAGCTTCATTCAATAATCGTTTACCGTTCTGCATAACTTTAGTAGCATTAAGCTCTATTGATGACATAGCTCTTATAGATAGGTTATTACCACCGTTTGTGGTTTTAATGCTTGTATATCCGCTTAGTAAGATACCACTTTCATCAGTCCATTTATATATCGTCTTGCCCTCGTCATTTACATATGAACTTACATATCCAACCCTTAAATATTGTCCGACACTTGCGTCTTTGTTGACGTTGATGTCTGTGTCCGACTCAATCTTTGCACCTCGGATTGTACCGCTGAAAATTCCGTTGCCGTTCTCGTCAAAGAATATTACAGGGTTTCCGTCAACATCATACAGTAAAAATACAAACTGCTTTTTATTGTCAACCGTATCATTGCCTATATGTATTCTATCTCTGCGACTATCCTTTATAGTCAACAAATCGCCAACAATTTTCAACAGCTTATTGTCCGACTGCACCTCGTTTCGGTCTGTGTTCACCGTTCCTTGTACTTTTCGGATATTTACACTGTTATTCGCTGTCTGCCACTTTGAATGTTTCTTCGTTGCCTGTTCTGTCTGCCATAGTCCGATAAAAAAATCACGTCTGATATGCCCGATTGATATATTACTCTCTTTCGGTTCCAATGGATATGCTTGATACTCAATTACCCTCTGCACATATTCCGTACCGTCTATGTCAAATACGTGTACTGTATCGCCTATTTCCAACTTTTCCGCCGCACCGTATTCGGCTAATTTGGATAGGTCAATCAATTTACCGCTGATTGTCAACTGTGGTACGTCAATTCTATCCTCGTTATCCTCATCAAATTCCCACTTTGCGTTACGGTACAGTTTGGCCGCTGATGTATAATCGCTATAGTCCTTGTACCCCTCTTGCACACCGTATTTTTCAATGTTTGGACTGTCTATATATGCTTTGCCGCCGTTTACACTGCTGACCGTTAAATCATCACTTCCGAACGCCCATAAACGAGTTATCATATCGCTTACATTGCGTTCTATTGATATGCTTTGCATATTCTTTTCTAAACGCAGTCTGACGCCGTTATCTGTGCCGATACGTTCAACAATGGCAATGTTACATACAATGTTGTTATTACTGTCGATAGTTGTTTCGTGGAATATCTCGCCACGCCCCAAATTTTCTATTATCGTTTTTATAACGTCCCACAAATTCGTTTTGTCGGTAGAGAAAAAATCAATCAGCAGTTCATCATCTGCAACCCACTTCATTCCTTTTTCGCTTAGCTCCGCATTTGTCATAATGTGAAAAATACACTTCTCACCTACAGACTTTTTGAATTTTGATATAATATCAATCGCTTGTTTTAGAACATATCTTGAACTTTTACCGATATTGTCGCCGATTGTCGGTATAAACGCTTTCTGCGCCTCATACACAAAATGCGGTGTACCGTAAACGTGCAGTGAATCCGCACCGTTCATATTTCGTGTTGTTCGGCTGATTTCGTATATATGACCGTTTACACTAACCAACATATTTTGACTGATTAGACGTGCCTTTTCGTCGTATGGATAGTCAAATTCAATACTTCCCGTATCGTTCAATATCCTTGTTTCTTTGACGTTATATGCGTTGTTCAGTACCTCACCTGTTTCAAAACTGTCTGTATATCTGTCGTGCAATCGCATAAATGTTATCTGTCCCATTTGTATATATCCTCCGTTTCTGTATTCCACACATACTGTGGATAAAATGAAAATTCAACCGTTGCCGTCGTGGACAAATTTATTCTATTCGCCCCTGTTTCCAGTTCAAAAAAATTACCTTTGATTTTTTTCATAATACTGTTGCCGTTTACGTCTGTTACCGACTGTTTGTCGCAGTCAATAACGCAGTTTTCCGACACCGTAATACTGATACCGTTACAGGTTATCGTTGTAGGTTTTGTGACGTTTGTAACACGCAAAACAGGTCTGACAGGGCGGTCACCTGTGTTATGTATTGTACTGTCGCCTGCCGTTGTAATCGTGTAATATTCATTCGGTCCGATTGGTATTTCATCATCTAATTTGATGTTTTGGCTATCCAATATCGGACCGTCAAAAATATCAAATACCAACGCCGCCCACGTCTGCACCTTGAACGACACCGAAATGACCGCTTTGCGTCCGTAGTTTTCGGGTTTGTAGTCAATCGTTTCAATAACCGACGCATTCCATTTGACATTGGGTGTGTCGTCAAATATCAATTCACCGCGTCCCATTAACCACGTTGTGATTTTTGTGATTTTGCTGTTCAGTTCAGACATATCCGCCGCCGATATTTGCAAATTCATTTTAAATACACGGTTTTTATAAAATTCACGGTTGTACGCATTTGCCGTTGAAAAATCATATTCACCGTCTATATATGGGCTGTCATATGTCTGTATTTTCATTTCAGGTTTAATCGGACGTGACTGCGTTTGTACAGTCACGCCGAAATCGTTTGAATGTTTGTTTTTAAAATAAAATCCGTTTCGCATTTTCTACCTCCGCACATTATACATAGCTACCCAAAACGGCGCTGTCAGTCGTATTGATTGTGATTTTACTGTTGTTGTTATAGTTCTGCTGTTCAATCTTAATGCCCTTAATAGCCTCTATAATCTCACCTAACGTCTTAGTGATTTTATCATTGCCGCCGCTGACTTCCTGTGTTATATCCGCCACAATGCCCGTCACGTCGATACTGTCAATGTTGGTCGCAATGGACTTGATGAAATCAGCCTTGCTGTTTTCCAACGCGTCATATTCCGCCTCCAACTTCTCAATCGTGGCATTGTTCTTGACCTGTAATTGATACAGTTCTTCGTCACGTTGCAGTTGTTTCATCTGCTCTTGCAGTTCTTTGTACTTCTGCTGTCCTCTGTCTGTCACTGCATTTGCGTAAATATCCAACTGCGCCTGTGTTTCGGACATATCAGCCTTGCGGTCCTCTACCGTCCAACTGTCCTGTAGGGCCTGTTCCTGTGCAGAAAATTCATCACGCAGTTTGTTGATGTAGTCCTGCTGTTGCTGTAGCATATCGTCAAACGATTCGCCCGTTTGGTCGAACATATCGTGATTTAGTTCAGTCATATTTTCGTTGTATTCTTTGCGGCTGATTAACCCCAAATCATAGTATTCCTGTGTATACTGCTGAATACGTTTTAAACCGGCGATATATTCTTCATCAGTCATACCGTAATACTTGCGTTGTTCTTCCAACCAGTTCTTTGACTGCTCCACACGCTCCGAATACATATCCGAACCTAATTCACTTTGGTACTTGTCGAACTCGTCCTGTGTCAACTCGCCGCGTGCCAATTCCTCACGGTGCCTGTCCATAACGCGGTTGTACGCGTCAAGCGGACTGTCGCCGTTATCTTGCCAGTCGTTAAAATATGTATGTTCACTGATGTAGTTTTTTGATATGTCGTACTCTTTCTCAATTTGTTCTTTACGCTTGTCCAAATACTCATCATTCAGCTTGTTTTTTGCCTCTACATATTCTTTGTGGCTGATTATACCCTGTGCGTACATTTGTTCGGTGTACGTCTGTATTCTGCCGATACCTGCTATATAATCGGCGGCACTCATACCGTTGTATTTTTCTTGGTGTTCCAACCAATCACGACTGTATTCGGTCATATTGTCGTATAACGTTGAACCTATACTTGACATTTCTGTCGTATAGTCCTCCCACGTCATACGTCCTGCCTCGACTTCCGCCATATTGCGGTCACGAATACGCGTAAACGCGTCGATAGGATTGTCACCGTTGTCGTCCCAGTCATTCAGTGCCGCGCGTTCTTCAATGTACGACTTTGACAGGTTGTTTAACTCCTGCGTGCGTTTCTGTGTCAGACTGAATATTTGCTCCTCAATATCGGCAATATCCTTGTCATTCGACTTGAATTTCTCTTGAAATTCTAACCACTTTTCAAGTTCTTGCGCTGTCGTTACTGCGTGCGTTTTTGTGTAATGCGTCCAATCGTCCTTGGCTGATGTAAACGCGTCCGAATTGTCTTTACCCGTTGCGTAATGCGGTATACCCATACCGTTCATTATCGCCTTGGTTTGTGACGCTGTGTACACCTTTGCACCCTTTGACAACGGCAATACTACGTCCTTGCCCTGTGGTATAAATGCACGTCCTTTATCAACGATTAATTCTCGCGGGTCAGATATACCCTTTTCATCATTAACCATTGCCAAACCGCCCTCGAAGTTTTGTGTACCTTTAGCTTTTTTCACAAACATTCCCGAACTACCGAATTTAGCGGCAGGCACATTTTGATTGCTCAATCCACCGACTTGAACCGTCTGAGTTACAGTTTTATCTTTCACTGTATCAAGACTTGCCTTTGCACTTTCAACGCCGTCGGCTGTGTTATCCTGTGCTGTAATTTCTGTATCGTGTGTTGTAGGAATCAGATTTATTTTGCCTGTGGTTAAATCAATAACGCCGATAGCCTCGCCGTTTTCGGCAATTAATTTCGCCGTTCCGGTTGTTCCGTCATATTCAGTGATTTTGTATTCTGTATTATCTATTGTTGCAATGGCGGGTGTTCCGTCTGCTGTAAATATGACCTCACACTTTTTGCCGTCCAGTTGTTTTGTCTTTTTCTCGACATCATCAACACCGTCCGTATTGCTCTCTGTGTCAACGGTTACAATAAACTGTTTACCCTCCAGTTGTCGAACTTTTGCGGCTAAATCGTCTACGACTTCAAATCCGTCTGCGGTTATCTTGATACGTTTTTCACTTGGTATCAGCCCCATAGCACGCGACATTTCGGTCAACTTGTCCGCTGTCATATCAATACCTTGCTGACTTCCCTCTGACATCATATCCTTTAATATGCCGTTTATATCGCCTTTTTCAATGGCTTGGCTTACGCTGTCAAATCCGTTTTTAATTAACGCAGTACCCTCAACGATTTCCTCGGTCGTCAATCCCATTGTTTGACCTGTTTCATTCATTTTCTGAACTACATCATCAATTTTGCCCCTATTAACTGCGTCCTGCATATTGGTACATTCGGTATTTAACAGACTGACACCGACAGCAGTTTCAGCCGACGACGCACCGAACTCCGTCATTGAACGAATATAGTCATTAATCACGCCGTTTAATGCTGTACCGTCACCGTTTGCCGCCTGTTCCCACGCTGTAGATAGATTATCTATGCCGTTCATAGCCAACGCCGCCGACTGCGCATAACGGTTCATATCCAAATCGGCATTTTTAACTAACTCACCGACACGCTCTAAGTTCTTCTGTACGCCCTCTGAATCGCTTTCTTTTGCGGACATTCCGATTAAATCTATACTCTGCGTTGCCATTTCTTCCGAAATTGAAATATATTCGTTGTACGCATTTGTCAGATTATTTATTTTTTTAGTTAAACCCTCGTATTCGTCGCTTTTGGTTTTTAACCCATTTAGTCCGCCGTTTGTATCAGTACCGCCATTAATTAGTTGTAGTAAATTGGCAACCTGCGTTTGACTGTCAACCGCCATTCCTAATTGTTCAGCAACTTCAGTTGTAAATCCTAATTGTTGTGCGACACCTTGCAGTCCCTGTTTGTATTTTTCAATATCGTTTGAATTTTGATATTCATTTCGCAAATCAGCCATTGTCAGCTTTAACTCTGCATATTCGTTTCTTGCTTTCAGCGCGGCTGACGCCTGCGCCTCAAGGTTGCTTTTGTCCGTCTTATAGCTATCAAATTTCGGTTGTAAATCTGACAGTTTATTCATCTGACTGTATATGTTTTCAGTCAGTTCAAGTTTGGACATATTTTTTACGGTTTCAACCGTTTCTTCCAAATTAGAATTATCTGAATTGATTACAAGATTGTATTCTTGTGATAGCATTTCTTTGATTTCTTCTAATTTACTTTTTGCATTGTCAACCTGTTCTTGACTGCTTTCAGGACTTTCAATCACCATTTTCAGCGCTTTTATCTGTGTTTGCGCCTCATTTAGTGCCTTGTATTTTTCAATACTTTCTTTTACTTTTTCGTTGCCCTCTGCCAGTCCGTCACTCCATTTATACTGTGACTGATACCATTTATCGTATGCAACTTTTCCTACTATAGCCGCTGTAGCAATACCGGCAACAGCTAATGCGGCAGGACCGCCGCACCGATACTTGTCAATGTCGGTGCAAACTTCGCCAATGCTCCGCCTGCTGAAAATGCCTTCTTTAGGTTTCCGACTGCCTCAACGGTATTGCCCGCCCATTTGATTAGTCCGGTCGAACCTTTTGTTATTGCACCCAAAGCAATGACCGTAGCACCGGTATTAACAACAACTTTCTTTTGTTCGTCTGACATTTGCGACAAACCTTTTGCGAAATTAGCTACTGTGGTGCTTGCGTCTTGTATTGACGGTAACATTGTTTCGCCGATACTTCTCGCCGCCTCAATAATATTGTTTTTTGTGTTCGCCAATTTTGATGCGGTCGTTTCATTCTTTGCGTTAAATTCTTCTTGCAATGCCGTATTTTCTTGGTATGCGGTGTTTGAACGATTAACACTCTCTGTTACTAAATCATAACCGTTGACTAATGCCATCATTGCTTGAATGTCCTGCGTATTGTTTATACCCAAATCGTCCAATGCTAATGTTAGGTTCTCGGCAGACTGCAATCCTTTCAGCAGTCCGTTAAATGCACCGGAGCTGTCAGTATTCCACTGCTCTTTAAATTCTTCCGCACTCTTACCGCTGTACTTTGCGAATTTCGTCAAACCCTCTCCGCCGCTTGCAACGGCTGTTTCTATGGACAGCCACGTACGACCTATCGCACTACCGCCCATTTGTGCCTCAATTCCCAATGAGGACAATGCTGCGGAATAACCCAACACGTCCGCCGCTGACATTCGTACAGATGAACCGTATTTACCCATACGCAATGCCATTTCCGCGATTTCCGATTCTGTTGTCGCACTGTGGTTACCCAAATCGACGATTGCACTACCGATATTACGGATTTCGTTTTGACCGACACCCATAACGTTCTGAAAACGTGCCAATGTTGCGGCACCTTCTTCGCCGACAAGGTTTGTGGCTGTACCCATTTGCGCCATTACTTCCGTAAAGTCGATAATGTTTTCTTGTGATATACCCAACTGACCGCCCGCCGCCGCAAGTTCGTTTAGTTCAGTCGTTGTTTGTGGTATCGCGCCCCTGCCGTCAATACCTGTTGTTGACAAATCAATAATGCCTTGCTTTATTTTGGCTAACTGTTCCGGTGTAGCGTCAACCGTCTTTTTAACTCCGGCAAAACTATCCTCAAAATCTATCGCAAACTTGGCACTCGCAACACCGCCTGCGGCAAGAGCCGTTGATGCGTATTGTATCGGTTTTGTTATCGTGTCAATATTTTCGCCGACTTCTTTTATACCTTTTCCGGTATCTTTAAGCTGACTTGCAAGACCTTGATATGCACTTGTGCTTTCTCTTACACCTTTCACACCTTTTGTATTGCTTTGTGTTCGTTCCAATTCTTCGAGTTGTTGCGATACACCGCTTATTGTTGCCTCTAAATCCGACGCATCACCTCTTATTCTTACTACTAATTCCGCCGCGTCAGCCACTACAAATCACCTCACTACATTCCATAAAACATTTTTAAATACGGGTCGTTTCCTGTATAGACCTCTTCCGTATCATCTTCCAAATCGTCTATCATTTTAAACAAAACAAACGGATTTTGCTTTGATATTACATTCGGCAATAACCCTCTTTGCCTAAACCAATCTGCGTACAAAGTACGCAGTGGTTGGCTTTTTGAGGAATTACTGCCCTTTACTCGTTTTTTGTTGTCAACGCGTCTATATAGAATTTCCATAATTCCATACATAGTCTTGAATGTGTGCCTACATCAATGGCATCAATAATATCCTGCGTTGCGTCCGTTCCCTCGAACATATAGTCCACCGCCTCTCGGCAGATATTTAACGGTCCGTTTTTATTTTCATCGTTATGTGCGTCATTAATAATACACATTGCCTCAAAGTCGAACGGCTTTGAAACGTATTTTTTATTATCGTGTTTAAATGTTAATGTGTGTTGCATAATATTCCTCCTAATTCATTGCATACAAAAAGCACGCTATATGCGTGCTTGACATACATTTTTTATTGTGTTATAATTTAGATATAAGAGGAACGGTAAACAGCCGTTTCTAATACATTAGTTTATATTTAGTGTAGAAAATATTTTCTACCCAAATAACCGTCCTATTGCGTTAGGGCGGTTATTTCTTTAATATCCATACAATAAGCAAAATCAATACAAGTTGTATTGTGGTTTCACTCATAATATTTCCTTTCCGAAACAGAGCCGCCACCGCTCTCCATATATCAAGGCTTTTCAGCCTATTTTTATTCTACACTATACCTCATATAATGTCAAATTACGTTTATTTTACAGTGCTTTCTTTACAGGATAGTAGTTCATATCCTTAAACCAGTTTTCCTCAAGTTCTGTCTTTGTGACACCTTCCGGCAAATCGCATTCGTCAAAGTATGCGTAATAGTTGTTGTCAAAATCACGCTGTACGGCTGTATATGTAGCCTTTGCGGTTTGCTTTTCAGGCGCACCGCTTGACGCTTTTGTTTTACCTCCGACGTTTGACGCAAAGCTGTATGAACCCTTGTAATATCTCACATAACGGTATGAGCCGTCAGACTTCATAATTCTCCACGCAACACCGAAATAAACGGTTTTTGTATCGTTGCCCACCTCAACAACGCCGTCTTTTTGTGTCAGTCCACGCCACATTGAATCAACTTCCGGCGGAATATCGGCATTTGTGATGTCGTGACCTAATTTTTCAATGTAGTTTGATGTTTCATACGCACCGTTATCGGCGTCAAAAACATCACTGCCGCCTGCGTCTGTCGGTGCAATTTCGACTGTACCTCTTAAATTATACGGATCGCCATATGTTGCGCCCTCTGATGTGTCTGTTAAAACTGCGAAAAATGTGTACTTGTCCACACCTATTGTAGGTAGTGGTTTTCTTTTCTCTGTATTTGCCATAAATCAATCATTCCTTTCTACTACTTTCGTAAATCTCATTGTCCTATGTTTTATACTCTTGTCGTCGGGATTGGGTACATCCATTGTCATTTCGTGATAATATTCATTATCAGTCAACAATTTATATACCCTCTCCGACAATTCAAAACACGTTTGCGGATAATCGGCGTAAATATCAATCTGAACCGTCGTATCATTCGTAACGACCGTATTGTCATATGACATTGAGCCTTTGTCCGTTAGCGTGTAATATGCTATTGCAGGCAATTTATTAAAATTATCGGGATATGCAAAGCATACACTTACACCGTCTATCTGCTTTAAAATATCCCGTAATTCCAAACCAATATCAAACACCGTATCACCCTCCCTACGCTAACACAAATACTTCGTATTTGCTCGCTATAACTCGTTTCACGAGTTATACACCTCCTTAAACTTAGCGATTATCTCGCTGATGTTATTTTTCAGTGCAGGTACGAGGAACGGCTGTGGTGCTTGCCCCGACGTTGTGTAAAATCGACCGCCACTGTAATACGTCCAGTGTCTTTTTGACGTATGCGAAACAGATTTATCACCCTTTGAGCCTGTGCCGAATTCGACATAAATACCGTAATCGGCAGTCGGACCGATTGCAACACTGTCACCGTCCACTTGGCTTACGATACTGCCCTTTAAACGTCCTGTTGCAACAGGACAGTTTGCCACTGCGTGCGCTCTTACGACTTCACCCGCCATTGCCAAACCTCGCTGTATTTTATCACCTGTTGCATACTGTGTCAGCTTATCAACAACGTTATCTATCCCCTCGATTGAAAAATTCATTTCAGCCTACTCCTTTCGAGCATTGCTACCAAACCGCTGTCCCATTTCTGCACATATGTTATATCATATATGTCGCCGTCATATTCAACCCTGTTACCGACCTTTACGTCGTCTGACATATCGCAGAACATACGCATTTGACATTCTATATCTAAACCGTATTGCTCTCTTGCTCTGCCACCACTGTACGGTTGTACATCGGCTTTGATTTCGGACAATACAGTCTTTTCGGTTTTACCTGTATAGTCGTCAATTTCATATTCTGCGATTATAACAGTTTTATCGTAAAAATCACTGAATACTGATGTCACTCGGAACACGCCCCTTTCGTTTACGGAACGGGTCAAGGCGTTTATAATAGTTGCTGAAAATCTTGTCATTGTCGGTTTCGGCATATGTGACGGAACGTTCGCCCTCACTTCTGCTCTTGACTACTTCAGGACTTTTACTGTCCCCGTAACCTTTCGCCCTGTACATATCCGCCGCAATCTTCGGAACAAGGCTTTCAAGCTGACGTGGCAGTACATCAATATGACAGTACGCCATAATCATATTAACCGTGTCCTCAATCAAAAAGGACAACAAGCTGTCTTGCTCGTCGTCCTTTATCCCCAGCAACATTTTTAGTGTCCCCAACTGTTCCATATTATTCACCGCTTACAACGTCGGCACTGCCAGACTTTCTCGCTTTGCCGTCTGCGGTAACTTCCGCAACTGTAATCTTGTGACCGTTTGTCGCAGTGATTTCGTCACCGTTGTTAAACTCTGTCCACTTCGACAAATCGTCGTCATACGCAACACTTGGAGCGGTGCTTGCGGCAGTCTTGTAAACCAACTTGTGACCGCCGATAGGCTTTGGCGATACCGTAATAACAGTGTTGCCTGTTGTGCCGGCAACCGATTCAACGTCCAATTCACCAATCGCCGGAACACCGTTCTTAAATGCGGCAAATGCGTCGTCCTTGACAACAAGGAAACCTAAACGCATAGTAGCCTTGATTGCAACCATATCTTGCTCGGCAAGTGATAGCGGTTTACCGTCACTGTCAAGAGTGCCTTGTAGTGTTGCCTCTGTAAGAATTTCGTAATTAATACCTGCACGCATACCGACAACGGCATATTTAAAATTACCTGTGATAATATCGGCACGTTTATTGTCCCACGCACCGTTACGTACAAATTCGATAGGCTGACCGTACAGCTCACCGCCTGTTGTACCGTTGACATATGCAGGTGCGCCGTTTGCGTCACGTAGCTTTCTTAGCATATTCTTAACGCCGATACGTCCAACAAATCCCGACGGGTCATAGCCGTTTTCTTCAATCATTGACATTGCGTCAGATATAGCAATATCAATATTTGTGTTGTCTGTAACAACCATATGCTTGCTGTCTATAGCGTTCATAATGTTTGTCTTGAACGGCGAATTTGTACCGAAAATGCACGCCGCGTCAATCGCTCTGTAGAATGCCTCTGCGATTTCCGGCTTTAGTTCCTCAAATACGCTGATAGTTGTATCTTCCAACTTTTCCTTTGTTACCGGAATAATAACGGCTAACTTCTTAGCCTCGATTTCAGGGTGAATCCAAGTAGCACCGCTTGTCTTAATTCTTTCACCCTCACCGACCCAGTAAGCACCCGGACCGTCTGTAAGTACGTTAAACTTTTTCTTCTCGTGTTTCATTTCCTCGACTTTCGCCATTCTTAAAACACTTGAACCCCTTGTCACCATTTTGATGATTTCTGTTGCTTGCTCGACAGGCACAAAGCCTGTCAATTCATTTTTTAAATAACCCATTTATTTCACTCCTATCTTTGATTTTCTCTGATTATGTCCATAAAACTGCCTGTGTTGTGACCGCCACTGCCACCGTTTAAATTCGGTGTTTTGCCCTTTAAACGCTCGGTAACACCTGCTTGTACATCTTTGTCATAGCTTTCTTTTATCTTGTCAATAACCGCCTTTGTGCTATCCTTATCCTCTGCCACAATATACTTTGCAATCTCGGCAGACAGTCCGACTTTGGCAAGTTCTGTTTCGGCATATGCAACGATTTTTTCACGTTCAAACTCTGCCTTTGCCTTTTCAAATTCTTCCCTTTCCTTGTCGTCGTCCTCTTTTTTTCTTTGGTCGGCTGTAAGCTTGGCTTTTCTCATGCCCTCTTCTTCAGCGTCCTTTAGCTTTTGCTCAAGGTCCTTTTCCCACTCTGATTTTGCCTTAGCTATTGCTTCATCAATCGCCTTTTGATTGTCGCCGTCTTTTTGTTCGGTTGACTTCTGCTCTGTGGACTTCTCTTGCTCTTGTTTTTCTGTTTGCTCTGCTGTATCTGCCATTCAAATCATTCCTTTCTGAAAAATTGTATAAAAATAAGACGTATAACCCCACGTCTAACAGGGAGATAATCGGATCACCATTCCTTTCTTCTATGTGTATGTTGTGCCTACTCTCACACTATCACCGCCTTTCAGTGTATCAAAAAAGCACGTCCGAAAACGTGCTTTAGCTATTATGTTTTGTTTGACTGTATATATCGTCATAAAGAAGTTGTAACTTGTAACCCAAATCGCTTAAATAATCTTGATTCACCATACCGAAATGTATAATAGCATAATCGGCAGCGTCAATAAAATCATCTATTGCATTTTCGTTTACTACAATGCTGTTAGTTGTATTTTTAAACTTAATCCCGTCTTTATTTCCTTCATAGACTTTCGTAATATATTTTTTACAAAGTTCGTATTTTTCAGTATCTAACTTGTAAATCATGCTTGTTATATACCTCCTTATCTCGGATTGGTCTGTATTAAATTTCCGTTGTCCTTATTTACCGAAACAACACAGTTATCGCCAAAATACCTTAAACAATCTTTTCTGTGTTTTGTCGTTCCGTTTAAAAGAGCGGTTTTTATATCTTCTATTTCAACGCCGTTACGTGCTTTATGTGTTTTAGGGTCTTCACCCGTTCCGAATACACGTTCAATAAAATGCTTGCTTTGACTTTTTATTTCTACACCGTCAACCGTCGTTAATCCGATAATATCTGTTTCTATTTTCTCTTTATAGCTCTTATAATCACCAAAAGAAGTAAATGCAGAAATCATATTACTACTTCTTGATTGTTTATAATCCTTTAACAAGCTCCATTCATCAGTATTATTATACTTCAAATTTCGAAAATCGTCAAATGTTTTTGGCATATTTTCAGTACCGATAATAGAAATATATTGTGCGTACTGCTTTTTATCCGCCGAGCTGTTTCGCATTTGCTTAACGTGAAGCTCAAGTGCATTTCTTTGCTCGTCCGACAAACTGTTTTTCCATTCGTCAAACGTCATACTTCCGTCAACCTTATAATTTTCGCCAGTGAGCGGATCGCGTGCAATACGACTTGTCAAATTCACGTCTGCCATAATCGTAACACACCGACAACGTGGGTGTATCGGTGGGAAGTTTTCGCCCTCAACGGCTTTGTCGGTATCAAACACGCTACCGTCAAGACTTCCGCACCTGTCACACGTCAATTCAGACAGTGCCGCAACAAAACGATACTGTTTTATACCTATTTCCTCATACGCCATCTTTTGACCTTGATTCATAAAATGTGCCGTTTCACTTCGCACAAGTGTTTCGGCTGATGTTCGTATTCCGCCTGGTGCAGTATCTTTGACGTAATCAATCAGCTTATCGGTCATACGGCTTACGCTGTGACCGCTGATAATACCGTCCTCAATCGTCTGTCCGACTGCCTGTATAAATCTGTCGTTATGTATCCACACTCTCTCGCTGTAGTTGTGACCGTGCCACGGCTCACTTAACACTTTATCAACCGCCTTTTGCGGTACAAGTGAAAAATCAATACCGCAGTTTAAACCTTGTGCGGTATCAAAAATATTCGTATAATACGCCGTCTTTACCGCACTGTCATACAGTTTCTTTTGCTCCTTTATAGCCTCGTTTGCAACGTGCCTAAAGTAAATATATACATTACGTTTCAGTCCCTCTAATCGGCTAATTCTCGCACCGTATGACTGTGCATTTATGCGGCTTAGAATTTCCTTTTTGACTGTCTTGTCGTCTGTTTCGTCGTACAGTTCAAGCAGTTCTTCGTACTGTTTGTCGCTGTCGGCTATACTCATCAGCCGACGTGCCTCTTTTTCGGGTATATCGGTTGAAATATAGGCTTTAAACGTTTTCTCAATGTCATTGTTTACATTCTTGATTGCTCGCTCATATGCCTTAATTACACCGTCCTTAACACTGTCCGCTTGCGATTGCAAATATGTTTCAACTTCAACGGCACGCTTTACCCAATATGCCTTACTCCTCATTGTAATTCATCTTTCGTGCGGTACTTTCAGCGATACGCATATCTTCGGCAGACTTTTCAGCCTGCTCTCTGCGTGCGATTTCAACTTCTTCCTTTGCGTCTGTGATGAATGGCAAACGTTCAAGTAATGTTTCGTCAGACGCAAGACCTTTGAGGTAATTAATCATCTGTGCTATTTCAAGTTCGTTTGCAGGCAAGTTATATGTAAATCCTATATCAACTCTGTGCGACGGCACTTCTTTCATTGCGTTTAATGTCACTAAGAAATTGTTGTAAATCTCCAAACGTTTTCTCAACGTCTTAGCAAAATTACGTTCTTTGTTCTTGACGTGCTGTTCAAATCCCAACAGCTTGTACTTTATCGCTACACCCGACAAGTTGTTGCCGAAACTTTCGTCCGACAGGTCGGGAACGTGTGACAAACGGTGTATATCGTCCTTAATATCATCACGCAACACCTTTGTATCAGCCTCGTTCAGCACCTTTGACAGATACTCCGCCTTTGCGTCACCGTCACCCATTAAGATACGTTCTACCAATAATTTTTTTGCCTGTTCGGTGTCAAGGTCGCAGTTACACAAAAACAACAGCGAATTAACGAACTGTTCCTTGTCATTAATTCTATCTGACATCAACACATTGTATGCGTCAATCTGCGTTATAAGCTGTTCAAAATCGCCCTGCATTTCCGTATTATTTCTGTATTCGATAATAGGTACATCAAAAAAGTAATGCGGTTCAACATTTTGCAATGACAACGCCGAATAACTGTCAAGACCTGTGTATGTATATATAAACGATTCATCATACACGCGACAAATACTGCCTGTGCAGTAGCCGTCAAGGTCGTATTTTTTGTAGTAATACACCGCAAACAACGGCTTTTCAAATGCCGACTGTGAGTAACATACAAATGTATGCTCCGGATCCAATCGTACACTTCTCGGCTGGCTTTTTTCGTCTGCATAAATCAGTTCATATGCTTTGCCGTAAATGCTCATATTTTTTACGATTTCACTGTCCACACTCGGCATATCCTGTTCCAAATATTCGTTTTTGATTGCCTCAATATCGTATTCGTCCGATACTGCGTATGTTACAGGATTGCCGACAAGATAACTCTGTGTCATATCCGTTATGTACTTTGCGTGATTACACATTATGCGGTTGTTTGCCACGTTTTTGCCCCTTTTTCTGCGACTTAAAATGCGGTGATCGCCCATATAGTAATCGTGTAATAATCGGTATCTCTGTCGCTCTCTCTCATGCCGTTCAATCAATTTTGTTATGATGAACGGTGTCACACCGCCTGCGACTATATCTTCATCAATTATCATATTCCGTACTCCTCTCTTGAATAGATTTTAGCTTTCTTATCCTTGCGCCAACTCTCAACGCCGTATCTCAGTGCCGCCATTGCGTCATCAAAAACGTTGACAGGTTCGTCAGTATACTCGTCCGACTTTTCATCAACTCGCCAACGCCATTGCTGTATCTCTTTGATTACATTCACGCAAGACGGGTGAATATGTATCTTTCTGCCTTTTAACCAGTCAATCTGCGATTGTATGCTGTTCGGATTTTTAACAACTGCCCTTGCGCGATAGCCTGCCTTTCGCCACATCTTGATACGGTCCGGCTCTGCACTGTCACACCACATTGCAAGACTTTTACTGAACTTCCCGTCAGCTTTTTGGATAATCTCTGTCGTGTCCATTTCGTGTACATACAGTTCATTGCAAACGTAAATATCGCCGTCCTTATAACCTAACGTTAATATGGCGTTTGCGTGATTAAATCCGAAGTCCTGTCCTATTGCCATAGCGTCAAAACGGCTCATATCTGTATCAAATTCTTCAATGCGATAGTTCGAGAATATCAATCCGCCTGTTTCGCCCCATTCACCCAGTCCGTAAATTCTGTAGCCCTCAGGGTCAACCTCTTTACGACGTAGCATACGTTGTCTGTATGCCTCGTCACAAAATCGGTTTGTTAAATATGTGCTTTGGTGCGTTAAGACGTTATCGTCCTGTATGTCGAAAAACACTTTCTTTATCCAGTGACTTGACGATACAGGGTTAAATGTCAATTTTATCTGATAAAAAAGACCGTCGGGGAGTTCACCTCTCAAACGGTCATCTATAATTTCAAAATCCTGTTGCACAAGCTCCGTAGCCTCCTCAATCCATACATCGGTTAATTTACCGTTTGCAAATGTGATTGATTTCAGTTTTTCGCGTTGCTTGTTGTCGTTGACACCACGAAATATAATCTTGTTGCCGTTGACACAGGTAAATGATAACGGACTTTGAGTGATTCTCCACGCTCTGCCTACTCCCATTCGATTTATAGCCGATTCGAGTTCGGCAAACGTACTGTCACGGTTAGTTATATCAGACTTTCTCACACATACCAAATTACGCCCTTTGTCACGCATTAAACGCAATATGTACAGTTGTGCGGTATCAACACTCTTGCCACTTCCGGCACTGCCTTTCATTACAACATAACGCTTTTTACATTGGTGTACAGGCTTAAATATCGGATTGAACGGTACTGTTATTTTGTTCATTCGTCACCGCCTCCGTAATCAATCTTAATGCTGTAGTCCATATCACCGTCAACGTTTAATTTGTCTGTGAACAATGCGTAGTATTTACCCAACATTTCCGCCGCTTTGTTTACGTCCGACACCTTTGTCGGTATTTCAACACATATCGGTTGCTCCGCCTCGTCAGTGACTTTCTTGCCATTGTCGTCATAGTGTGATTTACGTGCTTTGCACGTCACAACAACCGTTTCGGGTTTCTCACGTCGCATAACAGCTGTAAGCGTTTTCAATACCTCGTCCTGCTTGGCAATAAGAGCGTCCTCTTTCTCTTTTAGCCGCTTTTGAATATATTCCTGAATTTCAGGTTTCTTCAAGTTCTCATTCCCAATCGAATACGCCGTCTTTTCCGAATATCCCGCTCTTAATGCCGCTTGCGTCGCATTCAAATCAATCAAATATTCCTCACAAAACAACTTTTGCTTTTCAGTCACTCTTATCACCTCGCTTTCACATTTTCCGATTAACTACATCGTATATCCGTTTTTTGTCAACGCACGTTCTAACGCTCTGCGCTTGTGTCGGCACTCACACCAATTTTTATTATCCTCGTTCCATTTGCGTATGAACTTCTTGCGTTCTCGTTCGTATCTTCGTTTTTGCCAATATGCCTTTATTCTTTCGAACATTGTTTTCACCTTTCCACTTCTTTTTTTATTTTTCATTTCAAAGTCTTTATGATTTCTTTCTCTCGTTCCGACAGCTCCCAAACATGTTCTGCAGCTTTAAGTTCTGCAGCTTTAAGTTCTGCAGCTTTAAGTTCTGCAGCTTTTTTGCCCGATATTAAATAACCGTTACCGAAAATGCTTTTTTTGAATTTTCGCTGACTATCTAAATCACGCATAAAATATCCATTTTCTCGCTTTATCGCAAAATCAACACCATATCGCGAAAGTGTATTCATTCTGCATGCTGTCAATATGTTATCAGGATAAGTATACTTAGGTAATTGTTTTTTTATTTTTCGCAAATTTTCTTTATCTGCATTTTCTAAACGCTTATATAATTTGCTACTACTTTCAATCAGATTATCTGTCATATTTGTTACAAACGATGTATTAACTTTTGCGCCGTTTTCATATGTCGCGGTATACCCTACGCAGATTATATTTGCGTGTCGTGTTAATCCAATAATAGTTAAACCCGGTGCAAACAAGAAAAATTTTATCCCTTGCGATTGATACCATTTCACTATCTGTGCCAATATTGAAAATGGCGGATTATCCACAACAATACTATCAGACATATAATTATACTTTTCGTAATCTCCACCCGGATAAAAAGGACGTACAAACTTGTTACGATCCACTTTAAATCGTGTTGCAACATAATCCGCAACCGTTTCGTAAATATTATCGGGTGTATAACAATCATCAGTCGTTTTCTTCGGTTTGAACTTATCTTCAAATTCTTTATATTCAGTTGTATTTTCTCCGCCGTAAACATTCTCGGCTTTATCCTTAATATCGTTTAAATCCATATTTCCTCCAAAAATAAAAACAGACTGCATGATTAACACATACAATCTGTTCTAATTGAACAGCAGGCTTTGAACCTGCAACCTCCGCAATCAGATTATATAATCCTCTGCGACGCTCTAGCCTGTTGAGCTATGTTCTGTACTTTAATATCTCCATTCCCACCAATCAATTTTGAGATATTCACCCATCATCTCACGATGATACACTACCTTTTTACGAAAATAACGAGCGGTAAGATATAGAACACAAAATATTGCACTGTATATATGTTTTGCATTATTTTTTGTTTGCTCATTCTTTTCGCATTATAAATTGTATCACACTTTTTTCGGCAAATTCGGCATTTTTAAAAATTTATTATGTTTTCTTCGTGGATAACTCTCATCGTAATGCCCTATCTTAAATGCAATCCACTGCCATGACGGCATTACGGTGCCGTCTATGTACCTGTATCGGAATATGCGACGTGTTTCACTGTCTAATATACCGGCAACAAACAATTCAATCTTGTTTTTTTGCCGCTCCAATCGTTGACGTAGTACAATATCAGATATATGTGTTGGCTCAACACCCGACACAGAAATACAGTGCTTGACGTACGGAAATTCAGCGTCAGAGCCTGTGACAGTACCGTGTACTGTATTACTGTTTATTCTGTCATTTACCTCGTTTAATTCTGCAACAATACTGCGATACTGTTTTAGCTCTTCTTTCGTCAAATCAATTCCTCCTGTCTAAATATTCAATACGTCCGTCGTAATAGAATGTCATACCGCATTCTTTTCTTACGACCTCTTTAACCTCTTTCAGCTTACCGCCCTGCATACCCATTAAAACATCTTTTATTGCCTGTCCTAATTCTGTTATACGTTTCTTTCTCCAATTCAGCATTGAATAAAACGTATATAGAATTATCGGTGCATTGTTTTTCATTGCACACGTAACCATTTTAATACGGTCTTGCTCGGCGGTGCTTGTCTTGATTTTTAGTGGGTCAAAATCGTTCATCAGTTTTTCGTAATCAAAATCACACTCATCTTTTAATTCCTCTGCAAGTTTATCAATATCGCGTTCACGGTTATACACAACCCCAATATATCGAATAACTCCCTCTATGTATTGACACACACGTTTTTGACCCCATTTGCATTTTATACGTAGATACCACGCACCTACTACCACAAGATTGACAACACCTTCTGTTGTCACTTCATTTTCAACAATCTTGTACGACTGCAATGCTTTCTTTCTATCGAATTTCTTAATACCGCGTTTCTTTGCAATTTCATCAAAATTTTTTAATATTCTTTCTTCTTCGGCGTTCTTTATCGCCTGCCTTACGGCTCTGCGTTTCTGCTTTAACTTCTTCGCTGTTTTATCCATATCAACACCTCACCAAATTCGCCCTAACCACGTCAGGGTTTCTGTCTACAATCTTTGCTATTTCAAAATATGATAGACCATTATCTCTTAATCTTTTCATTGTATCTAATTCTTTGTTGGTTACTCGTGTCTTTTTCTTGTTTTCAGAATTGCTCGCTTTATCTGGTACATATTCCGGACACTTTGTTATTCTATACGAATCATACGTCTTGCGTTGTACCTTTTCAGCAGTCCAACCCTCCACAGGCTGAAAGCAACTGCTCCACGAACAATCACCGCCAGCTTTTTGACACGTCCAACATAATTGCTCTTTAACCATTTTGCACCTCATCCAATCTCTGAACATACTCGGTAAAATACCATATCAATTCATCTTCAAAGACTTTGATAGCTTTCTCCGCTTTTTCTTCCGATGTGAAATATACAACATTTAACTTTCGATAACGACCAGTCCACCTCACTAATAGCCTATTAGTAAGATAATCATAATCTATATTATACTTAATAACGTCGTAACCTTTCCAATCTTTTTTTGTTATTGCTTTATCGTTTACCCCCTGCCATTGTCTTAGCTGACGGTGCAATCTGTCTGCACGAGCATTGTTCTCGGCAATGGTTTTATCGCTGTAATAATTGCCTGTGTTATAACATCGCTCATCCGTTTGGTCATTAAACTCTGTAATATTTATCATACTATCGTCTTCTGTATTAATTACATAATACGTTTCTCTTTTTTCAACCCTCTCATATCCTGTCCGTTGTTCCTCAATCAATCCCAATATTTTAGCCTGTTCTTCTGATATTTCAGCTTTTATGTTCTTCCCGTTTGCACTTATAGTTACTTGCATTGTTATTCCTCCGTTTATTTTCCTTGAAATTCCTTTAATCTGTCCTCTAAAGATTCAATCTCATCTTTCCAATGCTCAATTAGCATTTCTTCGATTTGTTGCTTTGCGTCCTCTATACTGTTTGCAAATAATATGTCGTGGTCTGCATTTAATTCTTTTGATGTATAAATAAAAGCATTAGTATAAACAAATCTATCATTTGTTTCGTCTTCGATAAATTTTGCAATTATATCCTCGTCATCTCCATAAAATTCACCGAAATGCAATTCATAGTACTCTTTGCCAAATTCATTCTTTTCGACTTTCCATTCTTTCATTTATTATTCCTCCATATCAATCCACGTTATTCCGACAGCATAAGCCGCCCAAATGTCACTTTTAAAGCCGTAAAACCAATCGGGACTTTTCTTCGTTCCCTTGCCGTTCTTCAAGTCGTGCTTTGCAAATCTGTCTATCAAAGCCCTACGAATAGTTACGTCGTTGGCTTTCATACTGTGACAAATATTCATTTTTTCGTCTTTGCGTGTTATGTATTGAACGTCCTTTTGTAATTGCTTTGATTTTTCTGTAAATCTACCAATCCAAACGCAAGTATCAAACACTTCACGTCCAACCGGCATACCGTAACACGCCACCATTTCGATAACAACAACGTCTACTTGATATACTCTTATCAGACGTTCAATGCTATCTAACAGCTCATCATTATCGGTCTTTCCGAAGTCTTGTGGTTTCATTGTTTCTCCGTCAACAATGCACCAACCGCTTTGTATATTGCCGGGGTCTATAGAAAATACAATCATTTATGTTTTCTCCCTCATTATTTTTTCAAGTTCGTCATAATCAAGGCTACTGTCGTCATACACCGAAGTATTTGCTCCTGTGCGTTGCTTTTCTTCGGCAAGAGCCGTTACAACCCATTTATTTATTGCTCCGTAATCTGACGCATATTTTTTGCCCTTTGATTTTTTGTAGTTGTTTAGAATTTCGATAATCCGTTTTGTATCAGATACACCGTGCTTTTCAATTAACGCCTTATATTCCTTTTCCGTCAGCGTTACAAATTCGGCATATTTGATTTTTTTGCATAAGGGGGTTACGGGGGATACTGTCTTAATCTTGTCTTTATCTTCTTCTTTATCTTTATTATGTTCCCCACATTGCTCCGCTATTGCTCCTCGTATTGCTCCGCTATTACTCCCTACATTACTCCCTTTATTGATGAAATTATGTAGGGTGGTTAGATTTATTTGATATGTACCTGCTTGTCCCTTTTTACCGTTTTTGTAATCTATCAATCCGTATTGGATTAATACATTTCTTGCATTGAAAAGGCTTTTTTCTGAAATATCTATCTTACCCGTTATGCGTGAATTGGGTATCGTAATTTTATCTTCCCATTTAGTAGCGTTTGCAAAGTCTAAAAGGCAAAAAAACAAGTCCGCCGCCGAATGTGGAATTACATTAAACCTACGCCAATTCCAAAACGCATTAAGTATTTCAATATATGTCATACTGTATGCTCCTTTTCAATTTAATTAAAACGGCAAATCTTCTACCGACCCGTTAAGGTCAGCAAATTCATCATATTCTTCGTTTAAACCCTCTAACCTGTCTGCGAGTTCGTCCATAGCCACATTGCCGTCTATACCGCTTTCAGTCTTTGAGCCGGTAAAGTAT